TACAAGACTTAATATAAGATTGTACCAAATTGAAAAAGCTCTAACGATTTTACCAGAGCGTGAAAGAAAAATAATTGAAAAAAGATATTTTATTGGTTTACAATGGCATGAAATAAGTTGCAATATGAGCATCTGTCAAAGACATTTACTAAGACTCAGAGATAAAGCATTTGATAAAATGCTCTTAATGCTTAAGCTAGAAAGATAATTTTTTTAGTCTGAAATGTCACTTTTGTAGCACTTTTATGTCACTTTTTTGTCACTTCAGACGTGGTATAATGGTCTCAGCAAAGCGTGGGCAAAAATCCATGCTTTTTTGTTTGTGTAAAGATATTGCATAAATTAAACTTTAGTTGCTATAATTGTAATTGAGGTGATTTTTGTGGAAAATAGTGGAATTAAAAGAAAAACTGGATTAATCGTATTAATAATTATAGTAACTTTGATTAGTATGAACAATATTATTATAGTTCTATCATATCTAGAAAAATTTATATTAGGTGAAATATATATAGAACCAGATGATGTTCTTAATATAATGGGTATAGGGGCTACGCTATTTGTAGGTTATGGTGCTTGGAGAAATTCAAAAGTAGTGGCTGATTTACAAATTGAGTTACGTAATGAAAAAAAAGAAAAGGAAATAATTGAAATTCAGTTGCGTATTGAAAAAGTTATTTTGGCAAATTTAAGTATTTTTAAAAACCTAGAACAATTGTTGGAAAATTTAAAAACCTTATCTTTTGTATTGAGTTGTCAAAATGTAACAGACCCAACCTTTAATGGGAAAATTGATATTATCGATAATTTGACAAATTTAAATTTTGAAAACATATACGAAATTATAAAAAAAACAGTATTAGATTCATCAACAGATATAAAAAAACAGCATTTTTTAGATAATTTTGATACTTTAAAAAGTGATTTAGAAAATAAAATTGAATTAATGAAATTTGTACCTAAAAATATGGATAAAGATATTAAACCTGATGAAAATGTTATGGTAAGTTTTTTACTTAGATTAGGAACTGATTATAGTGAAAATAAGAACATATCAAATATTTATTTATCGATAGAACAATTTATTGATGAAAATGAATCCTTCATCGATGATTTAATAAATAAACTTAAAAATGAAAAAAGCAAGCAAAAGTACATTGAAGATTTTAAAACATTAAAAGAAAAAATAAAAAAATATAAAAATAATTAAATTATTATAATGGGGTGGTGATTGATGGCTCGAAAAAGAAGCAAGCAGAGCGTAAATGCAGAAAAGCTATATCTAGAAAGCAAGGGAACAATTCTTTTAAAAGACATAGCAAATAAACTAGGTGTATCAAACGGTACTGTTAGGTCTTGGAAGAATAGATATTCCTGGGAGAAAAAATTAAATGGCAATTATAACGCAACGTTGCAAAAGGAATCTAAAAAAGAAAATAAAAAACGCAACGTTGCAGTAAAGAATAAAGAGAATATTGTAACTAAAGTAGACAAAGATGCTATTGATCAGTTAGAGGATGCAAACCTTACTGAAAGACAGCGTCTTTTTTGTTTGTACTATATCGAGTCATTCAACGCTACAAGAGCTGCACTTAAAGCAGGTTATTCAAAAGGCGGTGCCCATGTAGAAGGGTGTAGGCTGTTAAAAAAGCCTAAAATTATAGCTCAAATACGGAACCTTAAGAAAGCAATGCAAGAAGAGATATTTGTAGAGGCTATGGATGTATTTAAAAAGTACATAGCAATAACATTTGCAGATATGACAGATTACTTGAAATGGGGACAAAGAGAAGCCGATGTGATGGGGGCTTTTGGTCCAGTGAAAGGTAAAGATGGACAGACACTAAAGAAGACAGTAAATTTTGTTGATTTAATTGATAGTGACACCATAGATGGAACACTAATACAAGAAGTGAAGCAAGGAAAAGAAGGCGTAAGTATAAAACTGATGAGTAAAGAAAAAGCAATGGAGAAACTTTCAGTGTACTTTGACCTCTTCCCAGATAAATTCAAAAGAGAACTTGAGCAAGCTAAATTGGATCTACAAAGACAAAAACAAGGTGAAGTGGATACAGAGTTCCAGGACGATGGATTTATGGATGCAATAAAAGATTCTGTTCAAAGTGTGTGGGATGATGAAGATGAGATAGAAGCAATACAAAGAGCTCCAGATGAAAGTGGTGAGTTCGATGACTAGGAAGGGAGTCAAACAAGCTCCTTTCAAATGGGCTCCATTTTCTAGAAAGCAAAAACAAGTTCTTAGTTGGTGGATGGATGGATCACCAATGAAAAATAAAGATGGTGTAGTTTGTGATGGTTCAGTAAGAGCAGGAAAAACAATTATAATGTCATTTAGCTATATACTATGGGCTATGGAATATTTCAACTTTCAAAACTTCATCATGGCAGGAAAGACAATAGGATCGTTTCGAAGAAACGTTCTTTTTTTACTCAAAATTATATTAAGACTTAGAGGATTCAAAATAAAGGACCATAGATCAGATAATATGTTAATGGTTCGTGATAGAAGAAACGGTAAGGTAAATTACTTTTATATCTTTGGAGGAAAAGATGAAAGTTCACAGGACCTAATACAAGGTTTAACTGCTGCTGGTTCTTTTTTTGATGAAGTTACCCTTATGCCACAGTCATTTGTTAACCAGGCTGTGGCAAGATGCTCTGTAACAGGAGCGAAACTTTGGTTTAATTGTAACCCAGATGGGCCTTATCATTGGTTCTATTTAGAATATCTTTTAAAACTCAAAGAGAAGAATTTGTTTAACCTTCACTTTACAATGGATGATAATCCATCGCTAACAGAAGAGGTTAAGGAAAGATACAAAAGAATGTTCTCAGGGATATTTTATAAAAGATACATCCTTGGACTATGGGTAGTTGCAGAGGGCATTATATACGATATGTTTTCAAGGTCTCGTCATATAGTAGATGCACTAAAGTATACCTTTGAAAAATACTATGTGTCAGTTGACTACGGAACTCAAAATGCTACAGTGTTTTTACTTTGGGGGCTTAGAAATGGCAAATGGTATTGTATAAAAGAATATTATTACTCAGGAAGAGATACTGGAATACAAAAGACCGATAGTCAATATTCTAATGACTTAAAAGAATTTCTAGGAACGATAAAGGTAACAGCAATCATAGTAGATCCATCTGCAGCATCTTTTATTGCTCAGCTTAAAAAAGATGGGTTCAAGGTAAAGAAAGCAAAAAATGATGTAGTGGATGGTATTCGCCATGTAAGCAACCTTCTATCAGAGTCTAAAATATTTTTTGATAAAAGGCTCAGGAACACTTTAAAAGAATTCGCATCTTACATTTGGGATGAAAAGGCTGCAGATAATGGTGAAGATAAACCAATAAAACAAATGGACCACGCGATGGATGCGGTTCGTTATTTCTGCTACACGATTATAAAGGTAAAAGGTATTAGAAAGAATTACTCCAGAAGGTAGGTGAAAAGGATGCAGGCACTAAATAAGTTTATAAAAGCTGAGTTAGAGGGGATATTTGGAGATTGTGTTATACGAGACTTAAAAGAAATTATTGATTTGTATAGGCAGTATGATGGCAGTGGTCAGGATTGGGAAGTAAAGCAAAATCTAGACTACAAACCATCTAAGAGCCGGACAAACATAATCAAAAAGCTAATCAAAGAAGAAGCACGCTTTATGTTTTCTAGATCTCCAGAGATTAGAATAGAAGCTATAGACAAACAAAAGGATGGCGAAAAAGCAGAAAAGCTTAATCATATTATTAATAAGATACTAAAAGAAAATAACTTTGGAGACAAATTGTTAAAGGGCGCTCGCGATTGCTTTATTGGTAAACGTGTAGCGCTTAAATTATCTGCAGATGAAACTAGAGTAAAACCTCTTTTTCGTCCTTCTATGGAATTTATATTTGATACAGATGCTGAAGACTCAGATAGACTTATAAAAGTTATATTCTTCTATCAGCAAAATGATTCTATAGATAAAAAAGATCAACGAATTTGGAAACAAAAATATTGGATAGAAAATGGTCAATGTTATTTAACAGAGGCAGTTTATGATGGCCATGCTAGAGTTATAGATATCATAAAAGAAAATGAACCTCTAAACATAGACTTCATTCCAGTAAAGGTGATAATAAATGATGGACTCACTGGAGACCTTATTGGAGAGAGTGATGTAACAGAGATTGAAGAAAATCAAGAAGCATACAATCACTTGAAATCAGATGACCTAGATGCTCTTAAGTTCAATATGTTTCCAATAAAGCTAGGAAAGAATTTGTCAGAAGCTACAACAGAGAAACTCTCAATTGCTCCTAATGCTTTTGTAGATGGGCAATCAGAAAATGAAGATAGGGATTGTGATCTGTCCGTTGTAGAATCTACATTCAACTATGAAACTAAGTATTTAGAAAGCATTAATAGAGCTAAAAACGATATGTATGAGCTACTCAATGTTCCAAATGTATCTCTAGAACAATTAAAGGGTTTGATGCAATCAGGAAAGTCTATGAAGGCTCTTTACTGGAACTTAATTACTAGATGCAATGAAAAATGGACTGTTTGGCATTGTGCTTTAGAGTGGATGATAGAATCAATTCTTAAAATGCATAAGGTTTATGTAGACAAGAGTATTGATCTAGATTTTGATTATGCTATCAATATAACTTTACTTTATTCTTTGCCGGAGGATGACCAGGCAGAGAAACAAAATGATCTAGCAGAAGTAAATGCAAATGTTAGATCAAAGAAATCTTATATTCAAAAGTGGAGTATTGCAGACGATGCAGATGCAGAGCTTGAACAAATTGCTAAGGAACAATCCATGTTTCAAGATGCATTTCTAGGCAGTGTCAATTCGGAGTTAGAAAATGAGTAACGAACTCTTTGATAAACTAATGAAAGATGCCAGGAGAAAAGAGCTGAAACTTATAAAGCGAAGTTATAGAGAATTACGCTTTGTTTATTCCGATGCAGCTAGATCATTAGATACTCTTTCAAAGCGTTCTTATCCTGGTAGCATGTCAGATGTTTGGGCTACTGAGTATACTAATGAGTTAGAAAAGCTATCTAAAGAGATGCACAAAATACTCTACTCTAAGAATAAAGAATACATCAAATTAGCAGCCATCTATGCAAATGAACCTCATGCAGTTCTATATGATACTATAAACGATAAATATGATTTAGGTATTGGGGATTCTATGCGAGAGTTATTTGCAAGAGTTCCGAAAGAAGCAATCAATGAAATTATTGGGGGACAGTTATACAAAGATAATAAAGGTTTAGCTGATAGAATTTATTTAGATAAATATAAAATGGATACTGACATGCGCTATATATTAGCTAGAGGAATTGCAGAACAAAAGTCATCTCTAGATATAGCTAAAGATATTCAAATGTATATTGATCCTGCAGCTAAGAAAGATTGGTCATGGAAAAAGGTTTATCCTAATGCTGGCAAGAGAGTTATTGATTACAATGCTCAAAGGTTGGCAAGGACAGCTACAAACCATGCTTTTTTTCTGTCTAATATCAAGAGTGCTGAAAGGAATCCTTTTGTTGATATTATTCACTGGGAACTATCTAACGCTCACATGGAAAGACAAGTGATTCCTTTTGGAGAAGATGAGTGTGATGAATACGCAGCACATGATTATGGATATGGAAGAGGTAATTTCTTGATAAAAGATGTACCAGTTCCGCATCCTCAGTGTTTATGTGCTCAGTGGCCAGAGTTAGCAAAAAGTCTTGATGATATTGGTACTGAACTCAGAGATTGGATCCATGGCCAAAAAAATGATAGACTAGATTCATGGTATAATAAAACTGTAAAAGCTAAGGTTGATTTAGATTTTGTGAATCTAAAAGGAAAAACTAAAGCTAAAAAAGAAGAAATCAAAAAGCCAGACAAAAAAGTCAAATCGGCTGAAGTAAATGAATTTATTCCAGCAAATACTAAAAAAGATGCAGAAAGATGGGCGGTTGCTAATCTAGGAATCAGAAATGCCAAATATTCGGGTATAGATTTGAATGTAGCCAATAATATTAATAAAACCATACTAGGACTCTTTGAAGAGTTCCCGGAGCTTAGAGGGCGAATTCATAATATTAAGCCTACAAGCAGTAAAAGGATTTATGCATCAGCAGGGATACAATCTAGAGCTTCTTCTACTGGTGCAAGGCTAGAAACTACTCTTAAAATATCTAAGCACATATGTGGGGATGAAAAATATCTACAAAAAGTATTCTTACATGAGGTGGACATAGGTTTTCATCCAAAAACATTATCTCATTACAATTCGGTTATTACTCACGAGATTGGTCACTTCATAGAGTATGAAAGACTTTTCAATAAGCATGGATATGATTTGAATGATGTTATTCCAGTTGAAGACTTTAATCGAATTTGGAGAGATCTAGAAAAAAGAGTTATTTCAACTAAAATTAGAGATGAATCACTTAAAGAACTTAACTTTATAAAAAATGATGTAGTCGAAGAAGTTAGTAGGTATGGTAAGAAGAACTCAGCAGAGTTTTTAGCTGAAGCATTTGCTGAAGCTAAGGAAGCAAAAAAACCTCGTGAATTAGCGAAGCTTGTTTATAAAAAAATGAAAGCATTATATGGGAGGTAATGGTAAATGATTCTTATGGAAGTATACAAAAAATTTGAACCGTATTTGATAGATAAAGATGGTGAAGAAGTAATAAGAGACGATGCACCGGAGGAAATAAAAAAAGAGTGGGCAGAACTTCACAAAACAAAAGAAAATGAGATTGTAAATTATTAAAGAGAGGTGTTTATTTCAATGGCTGATATAAATGATGTAGCCAACTGGATACTATTTCATGGGAGTAAGGTTAATAATAAAAAATTACAAAAACTTATGTATTACAGTTATGCTTGGTATTTAGTTATTATGAACGAACGATGGGAAATTCTAACAAATCAGACTATAAAACTATTTAATCAAAAGTTTGAAGCGTGGATACATGGTCCGACTTGTCCAACTATTTATTATAAATATAAGGGTTATACATCGTTTGAAATAGATAAACCTTCTAGCTGTGAAACTTCTTTAAATCCAGATGAAATAGACGTGTTACAGCAAGTACTAGACGTATATGATCTGTATACTGGAAAAGAATTAGAGAGTATATCGCATCAAGAAAAACCTTGGATAGAAAAAAGAGTAGGGCTTGGGTGCTATGAAGCATCAAATGAAGAACTTTCAGATCTAACTATTTTCGATTACTATAGTTCTCAAATGGAATAAAATATGAATAACAACCTATAAACACTCGAACGAGTGTTTTTCTTTTGCTCAAAAACAGGAGGGGATATTAATGGGAGTACTAAAAGTTGATTGTTCTTGTGGTAAGAGATTTACTACAGAGCAGATTGTGATACTTGAAAAGAAAGTAACTAAGGATATAAGTGTTCTTTATTGGACGTGTCCAAATTGCAAAAATGATTACACCATAGGAAAAATAAATAAAACAATAAAGAAACTCCAAAGAAAAATTAGAGATTTGAAAGAAACAATAGCCGAAAAGCGTAGAAATGGTGAGTGGGTAGAAATAGAGCTGAAAAATTTAAAAAAGTATGAAAAGAAGCATAAGTCGCTAATGGACAATATCAATGGGAAGGGAGAAAAAGAGTAAATGGATTGGTTAAAAAAATTACTAGAAACACTAAAACTTGGAGAGCACTATGCAGCTATAGAAGAGGGCATTAAGAAACAAGGCTTTTTATCTAAAGATGAAGCTGATGCACTAAAAAAACAGGTATCTACTCAAAAGAAGACTATAAAAGAGAGAGATGACCAGCTTGAAACACTTTCAAAGAAGGTTGGAAATAATGAAGAACTTCAAAGTGAAATTGATAAACTGAAAAAAGAAAATCAAAGTTCGACAGAGAAATATGAAAAAGAGCTGCAGTCACAGTCATTTAATTTTGCTCTAGATACAGCTCTTAGAAATAGCAAAGTAAAGAATCCTAAAGCATTGAAGGCATTACTCAATATTGACAATATAAAGCTAGATGGTGAAACAATGATTGGTTTAGATGATCAGCTTAAGACTCTAAAAGAATCAGATGCATATCTGTTTGAAGATGAAAGCAGTGCTTCAACTGGAAGTCAGGGCAATCATAAAAGAAATCCAGATACTTCAAATAAGGATGATGAAGGCAGTATGGGCAAGCGCCTAGCATCGCTTAATACTGAAACTAAAACAGATGCAGTTAAAGCTGCAACAGAAACATACTTTGGATAGGAGGAATTAATTTATGAAAGTACAAAATTATTTAAGTTCAAAAGAGATTTTAAAACACAAGGAGTTTGAAGCAGTACCAGTAACCGTTGATGATGGAGTTACTGCAGTAAATGGAAAGAAGATACTGAAGGCAGGAACTATAATCGGTGGTAAGACTCAAAGCGTATTGATTAATCGTCAAGAGCCTATTGTTAGTAAAAACAAAGCTGGAGTTGCAACAACTGATACCGCTTCAGGAAAGTCGGCAGAGGGAATTTTATTGGTGGATGTAGATGTAACTGATGGACCACAACCAGGAACTATGGTTATTAGAGGAACTATTGATTTGAACAAAATACCAGAAACTCCTTGTGCAGATGCTCAAAAAGCACTAGGAACAAGAATTTTGTTTATGAAATAAAATAAGGAAAGTGAGTGATGACTATGAACAAACGAAAGTATTTATTGAATTTGCAGAGATTTGCTGATGCAAGTCCGAAGAACATCTATGAAGCAGTTACAGCACAGGAACTAGGAGTTTATTATTCTGAAGGAATCTCAAATAAAATTCCTTATTTGGGACAAATTCTATTTCCAAGGGATAAGAAGTTAGGACTTGATTTGAAATGGATAAAGGGATCAAAGGGATTGCCAGTAGTACTTAAGGCCTCAAACTTTGATACAAATGCGACTTTAAGAGATCGTATTGGATTCTCAGAACTAAGTGATGAAATGCCTTTCTTTAAAGAATCAATGCTAATAAAGGAACATGATAGACAAGAATTAAATAAGGTTATAGATTCAGGTCGCTCAGCTTATATTGATGTTATAGTGAAAAACATCTTTGATGATCAGTTGACATTAGTTACTGGCGCTGAAGCTACTGAGGAAAGAATGAGAATGCAACTTCTTTCTACTGGAACTATAAATATTGAGTCTAATGGTGTGAAAAAGCATTATGACTATAAGATAAAGGATTCTCAAAAAGAAACTATTACAACAGATACATTAAAGTGGTCAGACACAGAGAAATCTAAACCAGTTCAAGATATCATTAGATGGATGGATACTATTGAAGATGAAACAGGTAGTAGACCTACTAGAGCTATTTGTACTAGAAAGACAATGAACTATCTAGTTGACAATATTTCTATCAGAAATGATATGAATGTAAGCAAAGGTGACAAAATAATAATGACTGACGAAATGACTAGGAACTATTTCAAAAAGAAAGTAAATCTTGAGATTGCAGTTTACAACAAAAAGTTCAAAGATGATGATGGATTGACTAAGAACTTTTTCCCAGATGATGTATTTACTCTTATTCCAGATGGATCATTAGGTAAAACATGGTTTGGAACTACTCCGGAAGAATCTGATTTAATGAGTGGTACTACCGATGCAAAGGTTTCTATAGTAAATAAAGGGGTTGCAATTACAACATCTAAAAAAGTAGATCCAGTAAATGTTGAGACTAAAGTAACGGCTATCATGTTGCCATCGTTTGAAAAGGCTGATGAAATCTTTATTGCTACAGTTGCTGGAGATTAATTCCAAGCGATGAATAAAATAGAAGAGTTAAAGTTTAATTTACGAGAGAAGTCAAATCCATATTTTTCAGATGAAGAATTGGACTGGCTTCTCTTAAAACATGGTAGCGTAAAAAAAGCAACATATGAAGGATTACTTTTGAAAGCTGAAGATGATTCTATTAAACTTCCTGGTCTAGATATTCCATCTAGTAAAAATTATTATTTGAAACTTGCAAAGCATTTTAGACCTAATAAAACAGGTCAATTGAAAAGAGTTGATAGATAGTGAATAGCCAGAAAATAAGAACTCAAATAAGAAAAGCTATTTCAAAAATGCCAACAAATGGAATAGTCTACAGAGAAGAAGAAAATGAGTTCCATGAAAAAAGAGATAAAACAAAAGTTTGTGATGTTGTTGGATTAAAACATTCAAAGAGACTAGCTATAGCTGTTTCTATTGAAGATGCAGGACAAATGAATCTACCAAAACAAGACTATTTTATGACTGAATATAGCGAGCAGTCACAGAAAATTAAAGAAGGTGATCAGATAGAGATTAAAGGTGTTTACTATGAAGTACAAGATTTAGGTAACACACTTGATCTCTATTTTGATATGGCCATAAAGAGAAGAGGTTCTAATGAGTCTTAATATGAATTTAAATGAATTGGATAATAACCTTGATAGTATTGAAGCACGAACTAGAGTAGCTCTTCAGCTTTATGGAGAAACTGCAGCTATGAAACTAGAAGCTGAAGCAAAAGAAAATAGACCCTGGACGGATAGAACTATGGATGCAAAACGAAGTATTAGAGGTATCAGTTATAGACGTGGTGATAAACAAATTATTGCGGTAACCGGCAATGTAGAGTATTTTAAGTATTTAGAATTTGCAAATGGTAAAGCATACGCAATATTGTATCCTACGCTTAGAAGGTTAACGGAAGAGATATTAAGTGGACTTAGGGGGATGTTAAATGGCTAATGATATGTGGAAGAGAATATTTAGACATTTAGTGTCTGAAGGGTTCGATGTATATCCACCAGGAAAACATGAAGGAGAATGTAGCTCATATTATCTAGTACTTAATGATGGTGGTAGCGGTAAAGTAATTGGTGGAGGTTACAAACTTTTCAATATTAGTTTATATGTACCACTAAATGAGTACAGTGAAATAGAAGGTTATACGAGTCATATTAAAAGAAGTATGAAGAAACTTTTATTTCTCAGACACTCTGGAAACGATACTCCAATTATTATTAATGAAAAATTTAAAGCACACGAACAAACACTAGAATATATTGTTATGAAAAGGATGTGAAAATATGACATTGAAAAAAGAGATGGCTTTAGTAAATATAGCTGTAGTACAAATAGTAACAGAGGAAGATACACCGAAGACTCATACATTTGACACTTCAAAAGAAGCTAGTCTAGATCCAAAAGTATCTCAAGGGCAGGAAAAACCTCTTAGGATAAAAAATAGAATTGTTGCAACAGATAAAACTGAAGATTTAGTAATAGGTTATGATGTGACTCTTAAAAACAGCACGTTATCACCAGAGCTACTTGAATTAACTGACGGTGGAAAACTGATATATGATAAAGTCGATACTACTAAGGTTATCGGATATGAAGGCCCTCAAATGGGAAAAGTAGTTAACAGAACAAAGTTTACATTGATAGTATTTACAGAAGAAAAAGATGCTGATGGTGATATTTTGAAATATGCAAAGTTTACTTACAAGCATTGTAAAGGAAAGCCAGTTAAGTATTCTTTTAAAGATGGTGATTTCTACGTACCAGAGTTTAAGGCAGAAAGCAGAGCTAAAATTGGAGAAAAGCCAGTAAAGATTGAATTTGTAGATACTTTACCAGAACTAGGATAGGAGGAAATTGTTTATGAGCAACAAAATAACAAGTATGAGTAAATTAAAAGGTTTTGCTCAGGGGCAAGTAATAACTCTTCCAGGATGGACTGAAGAACCTTTTGTTTGTAGAGTAAAAAGAATTTCAATGCTTGGATTAGCATCTAAAGGTCTTATTCCTAATACATTACTTTCTTCTGCTCAAAAAATATTTACATCAAAGGTAGATGATAATACTGATTTAAATCAGATTTTTAAAGTAATGATGATTATAGCAAAAGAATCACTAGTAGAACCTAGCATAAAAGAGCTAGAAGAGGTAAACCTAGAGCTAACTGATGAGCAGCTTACAGATCTTTTGAATTATAGTCAAGGTGGTGTTAACGCACTGTCTTCATTTCGTAAGAAGCAAGCAGATAATGAGGATTCTGAGCATAGCTAAAAAGTACAATCAAAGGCCAAGTGAGATTATGGATATAACCGACTCTTACGTGGCCTTTTGTTTTGATGAAGCATGTGAATATATTATTGAGTGTTTGAGAGAAGAACTTACTCCTACATGGTTAGAAGATGAAGAACATCAAAGAACTACAGAATCAAAGTCAAATAATAATACACAAGTTATAGAAATACTATTAAAGAGCTAATCGGCTCTTTTTTTATTGGAGGTGAGATTATGCCAATAGATGCTGGTACTGTTGCTGCATCATTAGAACTAAATACCAGGGGATTCTTAAATCCTCTTAGAACAGCACGAAATGAACTGTCTCTATTTGGCAATGATGCCTCAGCTTTTGGACAAAGATTGCAAGGTGTTGGTTCGAAAATGACTTCAGCAGGTAAGGCCTTTACAACTGGATTTACATTACCAATAGTTGGGGCAGGTGCAGGACTTGTAAAACTTGCAGGAGATTTTGAAGAAAGTGGTAACAAGGTTGCTACTATTGCTGATCAGAGCGTAATGTCTATTGAAGCTATTCAAGAAGGGGTCTTAAAACTTTCAGATGATGTTGGAGTAGCAGCTACTGATATAAATGAAGCTTTATATCAAACTATCTCAGCTACAGGCGATACTAAAAATTCTTTAGAATATGTTGAGATAGCATCAAAGGCTGCCATTGGCGGATTTACAGATACATCTACTGCAGTCGACGGTCTTACTACTGTAATGAATACTTATGGGCTAAAAGGTTCAGAAGCAATGCAATCAGTTTCAGATCAGATGCTACAAGCTCAAAATTTTGGTAAAACTACGTTTGGAGAATTAGCATCGTCAATTGGAAATGTTATACCTATAGCAGCTAGTTTAGATGTTTCAACTAATGAACTATTTGCATCGTTAGCAACGCTTACTAAAAATGGTATTGCTACATCTCAAGCGGTTACTGGGTTAAAGGCAGCATATTCAAATATTATTAAACCATCAAAACAGGCAGGCGAACTTGCTGAAGAATTAGGTCTTGAATTCAACTCAGCGCATCTAAAATCAGTTGGATGGGCTATGTTTTTAGATGAAATTAGAGAAAAGACAAAGGGAAACACTGAGATGATGGCTCAACTATTTGGCTCAACTGAAGCTCTAAATAGTGTAACTGTTTTGGCCACAAATGGAGCTAAAGACTTTTCACTTGCTTTAGAAGCCATGTCAAATAGTGCTGGAGCTACAGAAAAAGCATTTAGCATAATGGACCAGGGAGTCAATGATAGTTTTGAAGATACGCTTAACTCTGCAAAAAATCTTGGTATTGAATTAGGTCAAATACTTTTACCAATAGCAAATGATATTATTGGAGTCATTGGAGAATGGGTTCAAAAGTTTAAAGAACTAGATGATGGAACAAAGGAAAATATACTTAAAATAGGTGCAGTTGTTGCAGCTATAGGACCACTTTTACTAATAGGTGGAAAGATAGTTTCAGGAGTTGGTATGCTTATCAGTGGAATATCTACAGTATCAACTGCAATAGGTGTTGCAACTGGAGCGGTAACAACAGCAACGGGTGCTGCAGGGGCATTAGGTACTGCACTTACAGTGTTAAGTGGTCCTGTTGGACTTATAGTTGCTGGAATAGCTGCAGTAACTGCAGGTGGAATTGCGCTATATAATCACCTAAGTCAAGATTCAATCCCTGCAATAGAGCGGTTTGGAAATGAAATCAGTGAGAGTACGAAGAAAGCTGTAGGCGGTTTTCTAGATTTAAATGATAAAGCTACTATGGCTTTAAAAAAGCTAAATTGGTCTGGAGCTATAGTTAGTGAAAAGACTGCAAATGAAATTACTTCTAATTTTAATGGTATGGCGGATAAAGTAATTGGTGAATATGAAACAATGCAAAAAGAAGCAGTTGAACAGCTAGGCATTCTTTTTAGTAATTCAACTTCTATAAGCAAAGAAGAACAAGATGCTATGTATGAAGCAGTTAAAGATGGAACTGAAAAGCGCTATAAAATTATAGAAAAAGAAAAAGCTAGAGTCAGTGAGATTTTAAACAAAGCTAAAGAAGAGCATCGCGCTCTTACTAAAGCTGAACAAAAAGAAATAAATGCTATACAAAGTTCTATGGTAGATCAAGGAATCAAGGTTCTAAGTGACAGTGAGAGAGAACAAAAAGCAATATTTGAAAAAATGAGAGCTAATGCATCAACTTTATCAGCTCTTCAAGCTGCAGAGGTTGTGAAAAATGCTACTGATCAGAAGAACGCAGTTGTGGCTGAGGCAGAAGTGCAGTATACAAATGTCGTAAAAGAAGTCACACGCCAAAGAGATGAGATTGGATCTTTATCTGCAGAGCAGGCTGACAAACTTATAGCTGAAGCTCTAAGGCAAAAAGAAGATACTATATCTCATGCTGAAGAGACTCATGAAAAGATAGTTGAAGAAGCAAAGCTACAA